TTCAAGCTGCGACTAAATCCTATGTCGACCAAGTAACTCCAGCGGGCAGTCTTATGGCTTACGCGGCTTCGACCGCGCCTACAGGCTGGCTTTTGTGCGATGGCTCGGCGGTATCTCGAACAACTTATGCTGCGCTTTTTGCGGTCATAAGCACGACTTGGGGATCGGGTGACGGCTCTACGACCTTCAACGTGCCGGATCTTCGCGGTCAGTTTCTGCGCGGTTTTGATAGCCGCTCAACAGCGACTAGTAAGGATACAACACTTATTAGCGGCATTACGACTAATACTAGCACGACAATTAGTGGTATTGCATCAACTACTTATCTTTATGCAGGTATGCCGATTAGCGGCACAGGTATTCCATCGGGCGCAACGATTTCGTCTGTATCGACTAACTCAATTGTTATATCGGCAGCGGCTACGGCATCGTCTAGCACAATAGGAAGTGGATCTACTACAAACGGCAGCGCATCTGTTAATGTATCTAGCACATCAACTTTATCTGTAGGGCAAGCTATTAGTGGCACGGGTATTCCTACCGGCGCATATATTATAAATATCGTTGATAGTAATACAGTAACTATCTCAGCTAATGCGACTGCAACTGGATCAAGTCTGACCTTTACTCTTGGCACGGCGATCACCGTAGGCCGCACATTCGCCAGCGCGCAGGATGACGCATATGAGACACATAGTCATGGCGTAAAAGATCCAGGCCATGCACATACTTATAATAACTGCGCGCAAATTCAGGCTAATGTATTTATTCAAGCGTCTAATCAATACGGGTATACAACAGGCAATACAGGTTCACAAATAACCGGCGTAACCGTCAACAATTCCTACACTGGCAATTCTGAAACTCGGCCTAAGAACTATGCCGTGCTATACATCATCAAGACCTAGTATTATAGTGAGGCATTATGGATCCGTTCACACTAGCCCTTTTAGGAAGCACCGCAGCAAGCGCGCTCAGTAGTGGGGCGGGCTATGCGGCTTCACAACGTGCGGCTGGCACACAGGCCCAAGCCGCTCAGACGGGCGGCATGTTGGGCTACATTGCTCAACAGCAAGCGCTTCAGCAAGCGCGCGAAATGGCTGAGAAAGGTGCGGGAGCTGCGGCTGACTATTATGGTAAGGGCCGTGAAGATCTCTTAGCTCAAGGCCGTCAAGGCACAGCGACAGCAAGAGAATTCTACGGCAAAGGCGTAGCGGCTCAAGAACCCTATACGACCGCAGGTGCAGGCGCGACAAACCAACTTGCTCAATTATATGGCGTAGGCGGCGACTACACCCGTATGCCGACGCTTGAAGAACTTCAAATGGATCCTGGCTATGCGTTTCGTACCAAAATGGGCGAACAGGCTATGCTCAATATGGCGCGTGCAGGCGGCTCGGCTGGATCTGGCGGCGCACTAAAAGCTAGTATTCGTTACGGTCAAGAAGCTGGCAGTCAAGAATACCAGAACGCTTACGCGCGTTTTATGGAAAACCGTCTTAGAGCTACGCAAGGGCTTCAAAATCTGGCAGGCACTGGCGCAGGTGCAGCCGGAACAGTATCGCAGCTCGCGGGCACAATGGGCGGTCAGCTATCCAGCAATCAGTTTGGCCTTGGCGCTAACCTTGGCACGATGGCAACCAACACCGGCAACACAATAGCTGGCCTTTACGGTGGGCTTGCAAGCCCTCAGATGACGGCTTTAGCGGCAGCTAACCCTTATGCGTCGGCTATTGAGAACGTAGGCCAAGCCCGCGCGTCAGGTTACATGGGCGGCGCGTCTGCGCTTCAGAGCGCGCTACAAACGCCTGTCAACGCTATGATGGCCTACGGCATGATGGATCGTTTTGCGCCGCAGGCTAGAACCTCGACATACGCTAATCAAGCAGGTTATTTGAATGGTATGCCAACTTACACCGCAGGTTATAGGCCTGGGTTCATGGGTGCGCCAACGGTATAAGGTGATTTAAATGCCAGTAGATTACACAATAGCTTCGCGCAACGCCCTAGCGAACACGCCCACTGACTTTACGAACATGCTGGCGCAATACCAGATGATGGGCGCCCGCGCTCAACAGCAAGAATTAGCGCGTATGCAAATGGAAGAATATGCCCGCAAGGCGCAAGCAGAACAAGCATTACGTGGCTTAACGCCAAATTTTGACGACCCAAGATTCGCTCAACAGGCTTTTCAATACGATCCAGACTTTGCGCGTACTGTTTATTTAGCGCGGCTTAGAGGACAAGCTGAACGTGCAAGCACTGGCTATACAGAGGCACAAACAGCCACTGAACGCGCATTAATGGGGCCAAGAGTGCAAGAAGTGACCGCGAAAGGACGCGGTGCTGAAGCTGAAGCCGTTACAAAAGAAAGCGCAAAAGCACGCGAACTTCTTCGGGTGCCATATTTAGCTCACAGTACACAACGTCCAGGCGCGTTTGAACAAGAATACGCTAAGATTTACCCCCAGTTACCTGAAGCAATTCAACGTAGTCTTGGGCCTAGACCAGATGTTGCTGCTCTTGAGCCTTATCTTGTAAGTGGCGAAGAGTTTGCGGAAAAACGTAAACCACGAACGGTAAAACCTGAAGAGATGATTACGGAAGGCTCTGGGCGCGCAGGACAGTATACGCGGACACAACCTGCGTATGTTCCTCCAAATGCTATGATAACTAATCAACCGGCATTAAATACGTTTGCTACACAAGGACGTATGCCGCCAAGCGTTGACCAGATGAACGCGCCGCTGTCTCCTCAAGAACAGATTATCAAACGCGACCTCACACGCCGCACGCTATTAAATCAAGTGCCTCCAGAAGATCGCCCTCGCGTTGAATCGCAACTTGATCTTTATGAGACTGTTAAAGCCGCCAACGCTGGCTTTGATCGTTTGGCTACTGCGGGCGGTATTCCTGTAGCTGGTCAGACTACAGCTAAAAATTGGCAAGCCAAACTTAAAACATCGGGCGCTGGCTTGGCCCTTGGCAATATGTCGGACACACAAGTCGCGGAAGAGTATAATAATCTTAGAACCATATCTGGCGTTATCCGTCAGCGCTTTGCCGGTGCTATTGGTCTTACTGCTCGTCAAATGGACGCGGCTAAAGAAGCTGAACAACTAGAAAAAATCCTTGGCTCAAATCCAAGCGCCGAAGGTTTGGCGTCTGCAAAACGACGCCTCAACACCATTAATGAATTGCTTGGCACAGGCGAAACATCAGCGTTTGAAAGCCCTCGTCCCTCGCGCGGTAAGGCTGGCGAATCTACGTTAAAACCTTTAAAAGGCGATGAAACTATTGACTTTGGGGATATGCCCTAATGGATGTCCGGCTTCCTAATGGCACCGTTATCAAGAATGTGCCTGAAGGCACGACTAAAGCGCAGCTTATCGAGAAGTTACGCGCCAGTAACTATGACGTTAGTGAATTAGAAACCGCCGCTAAACCTAAAGGTGAAGTGTCGTTTTTAAAAGAAGCAGTCAAAGCTTCAGGGATTGGCGATATACCGCCTGAAGGTTTTGCCGCGACGAAAAGCGGAAAAGCATTAAGCTATTTAGGCGAGACGCTTGAAAATTTAGGCCCAAGCGCCGTTGGGTATGCTGGGCAATTTGCCGATTTAGCTACACTCCCGTTTGATCCAGAACGTCGCGCGCGTATTTTACCGGCATTAGGCGAGGCCGCAGCGGCTGCGCCAATGGCTATTAGTAAGGGTATTACGCGAGCCGTTTCTAGCCCTAGACAAACGGCATTAAATGTAGCCGAAGCGTTCAAGACTGATCCTGTTGGCACTTTAGCTGGTGTCTCTGCATTGACAGGTTTAGGTGGTGTGTTGAGCGGAAGCGGCGCGCTATCTACAATATCGCGATTAACAAGCCCTGCGGCTATACCTGAGTTAGGCGCAAGAGCTGTTGGCGCTGGCGTTGGACGTGTCGCGCCTTCTGTGCTCGCGCCATTTAGTGAGCGTGCGGCTGAACGAGTCGTAGAAAATCAACTTTACGGCGACGTAATGACAGACCCAAACGCAGTTGCAGCGGCGGCGCGGGCAAATGTTCCTGTTACACCTGGCGCACCAACAGCTACGACAACGCAGCGTATGGTCGAAGCTGGCCTTTATGAGCCTAGAATAGCAGCACGCGAAGCAAGTCTGTCTTCAGTATCGACGCCAGCGGGGCGCGAAGCGTTAGTTGCACAACAAACACGACTACAAGCAATCCAAGATCAGCTTGCACGGATCGACGCGCAGATACAGCAACAAGGCACGGCGATGTCGCCTCAAGCGCGCACGCAGTTGAGCGAGACGCGCAATCAGTTGTTGCGTCAATACGCGACTGAAGAGGCTGCGGGTCGTCAAGCGCTCGGCGCTACGGGTGAGATGCTGCCTGCTACAGGACAGATGGCACCTGGCGAAGCATTAAGTCAGCGTCTTGGTGAGACACGCGATGCTTTTCGTGAGCAACGCATTACGCCTTTGTATGAAGATGCATTTAGAACCGCTGGCAATCGCCGGATTGACACACGCGGTATCATACAAGCCGCCGAAAACATTCTTGGCGGTAGGTTAGCTGACGTGCCATTAGGTGTGGCTACGCGGACTGTTCGAGATCTTAATGAGTTACAACGCGGCGCTACATTACGTGAGCTAGACCGTGTTCGTAAGTCTGTAAATAAAGACATTGCTACCGCTCAAGCTGCCGGTAAGCCAATGGGCGACTTATATGAACTACATGGCGCTATTGACACCGCAGTCCGCGACAGCCGCGCAATACCTGAACAAGCTAAGTTCCAGTATGAGAACGCATTAAACACTTATCGTAATGAATTTGTTCCGCGTTATAGACAAGGTATCGTCACTGACATTTTACGCACGACAAAGAAAAACCAACAGGGTTTGTTGCCAAGTGAAACAATATCTAAGTTTTTGGCAAACGAAGATAATGCTTCGCAGTTTGCGCTAACCTTCGGCAACGATGCTGTCGCTCGGCAGGCTATGACATCGGGTCTTCAGGATATGGCCCGCGCAAAAGCAATTGATTTTGCGACTGGCGCAATAGATCCTGGCAAGATAGACAAATTTGTAGGTGAACGCGCACGTCAGTTAGAGATCATGGGCATCGACGCTAATGAAGTATTTGGCCCTGTTCGCGCTGAAGCTCAACGATTAATGACTGGCTTACAAGAGCTTACAGATACAGCCGCAACAGTGCGCGGGTATGCTGACGCAAAAGCACTTACGACCGCTGCGCTTGGTGACAAGCGGCTTATGGGCGAGCTGACGCAGCGGCTAGAAGGCCCAGCCCGCGAAGCATTTAATAAAGAAATAGTAGACCGCGCTATTAGCTTTATTGGCACCAAGAAGCCGGACGCTGCGCTAGAATATCTGCGCGAAAATAACGATACTATCCGCATGGCGATTGGCCGTGATGACTATATGCGTTTGACAAATTTAGCCGCCAATCAAAAGGCTTTAGAAGAAGTAGCTAAATCCGCGCCCATACCTGACGGTAAAATGGTTATTAAATTAGCCGACACTTTTCCACAGGAACAACTTACCGATCTTAAGGTTGTAGCGGATGAGTTAGCTCGGTTAGATAAAGCTGAAAGACTTGCTCAAGTGCGCCCAGCTCCTACCGCATTTAAAGCAGTGACTGAAGAAGCCGAAGAAGCCGGTATTCCTCGGTCAGCATTTAAAGGATTTTTAGACCGTAAAGCTACGTTTATGGAGAAATTTTACTCTGCGTATCAGAATTTTGCTGACCGTAAAACATCAGCAATCATCGCCGACGCATTGATAAAAAACCCCGATAGATTTGCGGCTATGATTGATCGCGCGGCTAAACGCGCGGCAGAAAAGGCTATGCCTAAACCGCCTGAATCAACTCGACGGACTTTAGGTCGTGCCGCCATCACGGGGGCTGTGTCAGTGCAAAATTCACTATACCCCGAAAACAGAAACGCGATGGCGAGATGACACCAATGGCTGAGTATCAAGTGTTTTTTGACGTGGCCGTTGGCGTGATCGGCGTCCTGGGCGGATGGGTATTGAATACCGTCTGGGGCGCTGTCAAAGATCTGCAAGAAGCAGATAAAGATCTAGCCGAGAAGGTTGGTCAGATCGAAGTGCTTGTTGCCGGCCGTTATATCACACGCGAAGAATTTAACACCGTGCTCAACCAAGTGTTTACGAAGCTCGACACCATACGCGACATCGTGAGCCAGAAAGCGGATAGATGAAAGAAAACTACGCGCAAGCTCTTAAACAAGTCCTTAAATATGAGGGCGGTTACGTTGACCATCCAAAAGACCCAGGTGGCCCAACGAATAAAGGAATTACGCAAGCGGTTTATGATGCTTGGCAAAAGTCGCAGAACCTCCCAACGCAGAGCGTTCGCAACATCAGCGATGCTACTGTGGCGGCAATTTATAAACAGCAATATTGGGATCGTATTTCTGGAGATGATTTGCCCGCTGGCGTTGATTTTGCTGTGTTCGATTATGCAGTAAACTCAGGCGTAAGCCGTGCAGCTAAGACGCTCCAAGCTGTTGTTGGTGTTACACAAGACGGCGTGATCGGCCCGCAAACGATCCAAGCCGCCAAAGCCTATGTCGCTCTAGCCGTGACGAATAAGCGTCTAGCGTTTATGCAATCTTTGTCTATTTGGTCTACATTTGGCAAGGGATGGTCTGCGCGTATTGCAGACGTTAAAGCTCAAATTGCATCCCTTACTAGATAGAATTGTCTATATCGTCGCGGTTGCTGCGTCGATTGCATATGGGGCCAAGCTACTGTTCATGCTTGGCATTTACTTTAGGAGATCACTCGAATGAAAAACTGGATGACCACAATCCCTGGCGTTATTACGCTTGTTGGCGTTATCTTCAACGCTTGGCAGACCAAGACGCTTGACTGGCCTGCGCTTCAGAACGCGCTGATTGCTGTTGGACTTATCGCCGCTAAAGACTTTAACGTCACGGGCGCATGAACACAGTAATCTTAATTGTTATCCTTTTAGTCGTCCTCTACGCGGCGGCTAAGATGTTAACGGCTGAAGCCTATGAACGCGGGCGGCGCGAGGAAGTCATACGCCGCGCTGATTTGCAGGCTAAACTGAAAGCACAACAGACCAATGTCGTTATGGCCCCAAAAACCGTGGACGATACTGCTACTGATCTCGACAACGGCACTTTCTAGCTGCCAGACAGTCAGGGAAGGGTCATGCCCTCCCCTGGCTCAATACTCAGTCGCTCAACAGCGCGCTGTTGCCGCTGAACTGCGGCGGCTCCGTGGAACCGAAACGGCTCAGTTTATCATCGATTACGGCAAGCTCCGCGCGGCGTGTAGACTTTAGCGGCTCGGTTTTAGCTGGTCTTAGCTCAGTCCGCTTCTTGTATCCGATGTTTGCGCCGGTATCAGCTTTCTGCGCTATGTAATCCGCAGCAAACTGTGCCGCAAACGCTTCATAGTTCATAGCGTCTACGCGGCTATCAAGATGCGTAGGGTCATTAAATGCCCGCGCATTCTTAACGCAAACCATAATAATCGCCACCTCAAACGGATGGATGTCGCGCCCCAATCGCAACGATGCCAAGTCCGCTATAAGCTGGAAATTATTTTCGATGCCGCCATACGTCTCACCGCGCTCGGCGATGATATCAGCGGCCTGTCTTAGAAGATCGGTAGGTGTATGCATCTTTCAACAATTCCTCTCTTTCGCGCAACACTCGCAGAATGTTGTAGCGTTGATGCAAGCGGGTCATAATAAAAGCGCGCCGCCCATTCGCGCGTTCATCCTGAAGCAGATCGTAGATCTCCTTTTCGGATAAATCGGGTAATTTCTCATTTAGTTCATGCCAGTGCATAATTCCTCCAACGCCAGTTCGGACATGGAGCGCTTGTCTCTCAGCGCTGTTTGGATCTTTTCATCGATGGTGTTAGCACAAATAATATTGTAACACCAGACATCTTTTGTTTGCCCGCTGCGATGCAAGCGCCCGATGGTCTGTTCATACAGTTCCAGCGACCACGGCAAAGACAAAAAGATGATCTTGTTGCCGCCATGCTGT